TGTAGATCAAAGTGTGAAGATTTACCACTCCATAACGATAAATATTGTGCTTTTTTATTTGAAATATCATTTAGAATGTCTGTAAAATTAAAGGGTTGTTCAAAGCCAGATGTAAATAAATTAAAAGTATTTCCAACTTCTATATCTCCTACCGCAGACACAGAGCGTAATTTTATAAAGTCTATTGTTTGAGTTACATAGCTAGAACTAACATTTAACGATAACAAAGATGTTTTTAGAGTATTAGTTAAGGAATGTGTTATTGAAGCTCTGTCATAATATCTAATTTCTTCAAAAGGAGGAATATCATAAATTCTATCTCTATAATAAAACTTAAAAGAGTTGGCTGCAATACTCCCATAGCTTGGAAAAGTAGTGTTTCCTAATAAAAAATTAGTAGGATGAGCTTTCCATAAATCTCTTAGAACTTTATCTACACATCTTCTTATATTAGAATCTACACTAGACAAACTATAATCCGCAACAATACCGAACCCATCGGTAACAGTAACTCCTGCTTCTAAAGCATCTTTAGTGGTCCATGTAGAAAAAGGATTGTCCTTATATCCCGCTTGATTAAAGTTAGGAGATCCTGTAGCTAAAAGATAATAAATTAAATTAGGAAGATATGATTCATGAAGTTCATATAAAGAAGAAGATAAATTAAATCCAGAATCGCCAAAAAGAGTATCTAAAGCTAGTTGTGTTGCCTTGGCAGTACCTTTTGATTTATAAATTCTTACAGCATTTCTTATTTGAGATCTCCATCTATCTGGATCATTTCCAATAAGCTCCCACCCTATTAACTGAGAAAGATAAGGAAGATACTCATCGGGGCAAGAATCTATCTCATAAAGAGATTCCAACTTTTCTACACTAGAGTTTAAATCTTGGTAAACATATCCCAGTACTTTTATAAATCTGTTAAAAGGTCCTGCATAACTTTCGGCTGGTGTAAAAGTTCCTAATAATAAAAACGCTTCAAAAGCATCTTTTACTTTAAAATCTTTATTATCAGCGTATCCCTCAGAATATAAAACTCCTAAAAGAGTTTTTAATCTATCCAACCCTTGAACTCCACTAGTGTAGGTCGCAGTTCCTGATAAATAATCAGTAGGAATTAATTGTAAAGAAGAAACAACAGGTAAACTAGGATAGTTTCTCCACAAATATTCTTCAAATCCTTTTATCCCATCTAAAACACCTAAATCTTTTCCTAGATATAGCTCTGATAACTTATCTAATGCATAGGAGGAGGGGTCATATGTTCCAGGTGAAACAGAAGAAGTGTTTAAGAAATAAAACCAGCCTAATGAATTAATATAGTATTCATGCAATGCTTCTGGGCTATTAACCCCAAAAGCTGTTTGAGCATTAAAGGACCCGCTTGGGGTTGTAATAGATGACGCTGGATAGTTTAACTTAAGAGCAGGGAGGAGGTTAGTCTGTAAATAATTTCTCCATTCAGCACTCGTATCAAAAGCGTCTAATTGAAAATTAAGAGGATCTAAAATATCCCTTTCAAAAGTAAAGGGAGTAACATTCGTTAACACATTTTGCTTAACAAAATAAGGATAAATCCCTGAGATAGTATTTATGTTACTAAAATTAGCGGTAGCAGAGACAGGAATAAGTCTAGAAATTGCATAAGCAGCATCTATGTTAGTTTTTAATAAAGAATCAAGGGGATCAATCTCCATACCACTTACTTCAAAATCCCTTATATTATAAATTGATGGTATTATTTTAGATAAGGCTTTTGAGTAGTTTCTTTTGAAGTAAGTTTTTTGATTACTATCAAAAATATTAAAATTAACTTGTTCCATTAGACACCTTTAACATTAATTACAACATTATTAAGTTGTATTATCTCATTAAATTCAATATAAATATCACTAGNAATATTATCTACAACTGCAAAACGAACTTTATCTACAGCATTAAATACCTCTCTCGTAAAATCTGAAAGAATAAAAGGATCTTCAAAATCAAACTTTTGATTATTGAAATACTGTAACACAGCATCTCTTGTTTGTGCTTTTATTTCTTCTTCTCTAGGAAGAAGATTTTTATCTACAGAAATGGTCATAACTAAATCAAGAGATCTCACAACTCCATCTACAATTACAATCTCATCTGTGAGCATTTTCTTTTCTTGTAAATTAGATAATAATTGCATCTTAAAGGAAGTAGTAGCTTGCTGTAATTGAATATCGCTTGCTCTTTCCAGTACATACACATCTATAGTATTAGCTGAACTATACGCTTTCCTTACGGCAGCAGTTACTTTTCCAATAGAACCATAACTTGAGATAAATCTAGAAGCTCTTGCTACATAGTCTTCCAAAGTTACTAACCTATCTTGAGATTTAAAGAATAAAGGAGCCCATTTTTTAGCATGANCCACGCTTTCAGCATTAGAACCTCCTGTGGCTAAAGAAATATTTTCAACTGTCGCTGCTAGGGTATTAGCAGCATTCCCATCTATTTCTACAGTAGCTTGTGCATTAATATAACTTTTCTGCACATTTCCTCTAGTACCTCCTCCAATTCTATATGCTACTTCATAAGTCGAGCCTACTGGAGGAGAAATTCCTGCAACCCCGTCTCCAAAAACAATAGTGCCACCAAAAGATTCATTTAAATTAGTTTGAAAAATCTTATCAGTAGCTCCTGAAGCAAAAAAGATGCTCTCTACTTGTTTAAAAGATCCTGAAGCATTTGGAACACCAGGAGCATCAATAAATACCTGAATACTTCCTTCAATAACTGGGCTTTGATTAAGGGTTAAAGATTTTATACTATCGTAAGAAGTAAAAGTTCCTTTTTGTACAACGAAAGCACCTTCTAATAATGCTACATTAGCCCAAGTAGTTGCAGTTGTTGGATCATTGGCTTCTGCTTTATTTAGATATACTGTAGAATCGGAATTTGAAGCTACTATACTCCCCGCTGCTATTTTATACATAGTATAAGTTAATTGACCTCCATCTTCAGGAGAAGTTACTGTAATAGTCCTACTAGCAGGAGGAATTGTTATAGCATTTTCAGCAGCCCCTAACGCTGTAGGAGTTGTAAGTTGGGCATTAGCAACTGCTGCTAACGGTCCTCGCATTCTTACTCCAACTAATTCTAGTAATTTTTGTACATTACTCCTATTCCTAGCTGTAGCTAAAAAGCTTTCATTAGCTAACATATCTGCTTTTAAAGAAAGAACAGCCCCCATATATGCTACAACTTCTACTAACATTACCCCTAGATCAGTCTCAGAAAAATTTTGATAGTCTAAAGGATATACGGCTTTAATATATTCTATAATTGAATTTCTAAGAGAAAGAAAATCAGAAGAAGCATAATCAATTAAAGTATCTTTCCTATCATCAGGAATAATTACTTTTTTCATAAAGTCTGATGTGACTGCCCCTGTAAAATTGGCTTGGCTCATGTTACTGTAACTCCTACATTGAATGGTGTATTATTTAGTTCTTCAGCAGACACCACCAAAAGAATGTCTAATCCCCTTCCTCCTTCTACATTTACTGTGTTAGCTTCAGTTATTGATAGTTTTATTACTGTAAGGTTAGGCATAAAAGAAGCTATCGCATTAGTAACTTCTTGTTGTATTTCTATAAATAATTCTTCTGTTAACTGTTCAAATACAAACTTTCGTAACGACATCCCAAATTGAGGAAACATAACTCTTTCTCCTTTTTCAGTAAGAATAAGTTGTTCTAGATTATTTTTTAATAGAGTTATTCCAGCCTGTTTTGGATAGTCCCCGCCCCCTTTGCTTTTTCCTGTGGGGAAAGCAAATCCATATTTTTTCTTACTTCTAGAAGTTAAATCTAAAGTAATTTGTTTAGGAGGTTTTACTCCATAAAGTGTTGTGCTTATTTCTGCCATTAGATGCTTATATTTTTAAAGTAAGGTGACTGAGTTCTATAATTTTTATTTATATCCTTAGCTGATAATGATCTATTGTAAAATTTTGTGCTTCCAACAAAACCATTTAATCCACTAGTCTTACCATGACACGAATTCATAAATCCGTTAGCAACAGGAAGACTAGAATCTCCTTCCCACCGTAATAACCCGTCTGTGTATCCTCCTCCTAATATCCACGGAGTAAAGGGGGCTTGTTCGTTTAATTTAGGTCCATTCGTAAAAATAGCATTTTGAGTGGATATTGCATTGTATGTAAAAGAATTTAAACTAGAATCAACAGCGTCCCTGTTATAATATGTTGGTAACGCTAAGAAAGAATAATCATTAAAGGTTCCAAAAGCACTTTGTATACCAGACGCTCCCATTAATACTCCATCTAAATATATTGACATTGTATCAGAAGAGGGATCAACAGTATAAACTATATGCATAAATTGTCCTGAAACATCATTAAAGGACTTTCCATGAGATCCTGTAGTGTTCATATCAATTTTCATTTTAAACATATCAGAGTTATTAATACAGTAATCGGGGCTAATAAAGGAAATACCTGAACTGTTGTAAGAGGTAG